TTTTCCTTCCTCCAGTCATTGTGCAACTGGATACTGTTTTTAAACCCTTACCAAATCTACGCATCAAACTTCCAGGCTTGGTCTCTCATTTTATCAATACTTTTTTGTCTATCCATAGTACCAAATTCTATATCAGTTCTTTTAGCTATATCGCTTCTCATAAAAGAATTTGTTGTAAACTTAGGAGCAGACGCTCTCTTCCCACATGATCTACAATAAAACCAATTTTCTTTATTAGGTTTATTGCAATGTTGACAAACGCTCACGATCCAGATACCACCATAGTCATAACTCTTTCTCCATTCATAGGACAATGAGATATTGAAATAATTGCATTATCAGTAGAATCTAATGAAACAATATAATCATAAATTTCTTTTGCTATATGACCAGATGCACTACTTTTATCTCCACCTTTTGGATCATTAACAAAAACTTTTACGTTTGTATTACTTGAATTATAATTAGCCATTTACTATTCCTTTTCTTTCTGGATTTTTGGGGCTACCTTTTATTGATAGCCCCACAGTATCCATACTGTCAATCCTTATTTATTCGGATTATGATATTGTGATATGAGCAACGTCATGAGCCATTGCTTTTGCAAAGTAATTAGTTCCATTGCAAAAAAGCTCTACTGTATCGCCTAGCTGTGCACCACTAATAAATACGATCTCATCTACAGCTGATTCTGCTGAACTACCTGCACCACCATCACCACCAGCAGTCATTCCTACAATCGTATCTTCACTAGTATTATTAGCAATAGTTACTGCATTAGCTGCAACTTGAGTAAGAATAAACTTACAGTTCCAACCTTGACCAGCAGCTGCTGCTAAAGGCAATGTTATCTCATAAGCACTATCTTGCTCTACTCCAAATACTTTTCCAGAGTCTGCTGCAGTCAAAGTTCTTGCAGCATTTATGACTTCGTATTTTGAAGCAAGATCGCTAACACCACTATTCTCATTTAAATAATCAGTTAACATACTTATACTCCTTATACACTTTCTACTTCATAGAGTGCATGACACTCAGGAAGTGTAACTTCAAGACCAGCTTCGGTAATAACCATATCTTTACGTAAGTCTTCATCTGAATTTTGTACGTTTGTAATAATATGAGTATCACGATTTAAACCATTACCAACTAATGGTCTATACATTAACTTACTCATATCAGCCATCAACATAAAACCAGAGGAAAGACCTCTAAACAATGGTTCTTTAACCAAGTGCATTGTTCCATGAACAGTATCAATAGTCATGATCTTATGACCAAACTGACCTTGTCTTTCTTCAAAGTTGTAACGATTGATTGAACCACTTGCACCCATAGATGCATCCATAAAAGCACCATCGCCTAGTTTGTTAAAGAAAGTAATTACTGGTAATGATGCAAGCACCAATCTATCTGCAGAACCACCTCTTGCTGGATCAAAAATAACCTCTAAGTCAGCAAGCAATCTATCATAAGTTAACTCAGCTTGAGCAACACTACGATAGTAAGGAGTTCCAGATGTATAGGTAAAAGCAGAATCATCAGTTATTGGGTTTGCATTTTTTACAATATGACCAACTAGACCTTCAGTATATTGAACACCACCAACACGAGCTTTTTGTCCAAATAACATTGCACGCTCAATGTCTACTTTATGTTCACGTAACTTAGTTGCCCAAATTCTTTCAAACTCATTTGCATATCCACGATAACGTGTTGCAATAGCTGTGTTTGATAACTCACAAGAAGTTTTAAAGATTTGAGTAAAACCAAAGTCATCTTCGATTTCAGTTGAAAAAGTATCAGGCGATGCAGTTCCTTCAGCAAAAGCAGTACCAATAACTTGACATACGTCATTATCAGCAATACTATTGTATCCAGAAACATTAGAATTTGACAAGCTTATAACTTTACCAGTAAAGCTAGTGCTAACAGAACCAGAAACTGGAGCAGTTTCAATTCTTACCATTGCTTGAGCATAACCACTAGTTTCAGCACCAGTAGTTGTGTTAACAACAAATACCATCCCTTTAATTAGAAAGTCAACTGCAGCTCCACCAGATTCAACACCACCAGTAGCTGTATCAGCATCTACAACAAAAGTGTAACTACCTTCAGCAGCAACAGTTCCAACAGCAGCTGCAATTAAAAAGTTTCTTGTTGTCATATTTATTTTTGATCTATTCTCTAGATAGCGAAATACTGAATCATCAGTAGGCGATTTAGCAACTTGCGAAAGGTATACGAAGAATGGCGATTCTTCTGGAGCCAATTCAGCAACTCGATCACTAAAATCGTATAACCGTCTTCTATCTGGAGCTTGTCCTACACCAGCACTAGTGGCTGCAGCAGTAATATCGCTAGAGAGTTTTATCCCTTTTGTAACAGACATTTTTAATGTTCTCCATTATTCATTTATTTTAAAGTAATCTTCCAGCATTGCCAGCTTTTAAGATTCTATCCCAAGAAACATCTAACTCGCTTTTTACGTTAGGTTCTCCACCTTGTAAAACACCAGCAGATCTTGGCATAGCTTGAGTATCGGCTACAGCTTGTATGTTTTCTGATGAGGGAGCATTTTCTCCTTTATTATAAAATTGTCTATAAACATTAATAAGAAAATCAACTGGTAGCTGATCTCTTGGTGTCATAGCAAAATTAATAAAGTCATCTACTTCCTTATCATCGTTCATACCATACTTGCCTTTTAACTCAGTCTTAAGATTTTGCATAGCAACTTGACTTTGGATTCCAGCCATTTGTTCAGAAACAGCTTCATTAACCAAAGCCTTTTCCTTCTCTACACGTAACTTGTACGATGGAGAGTCAGGTTTGTAATAGGCTTCCCATGGGTCAAATGAATTTTCATCTACAATATTATCTTGAGATTTAGTTTCATTATTTTGTGTAGGCTTTCCTTCGAGTTGCTGTTGTAATGCTTGAACCACATCTGGTCTAGATTCTAAAACAGATTGTAATTGCTGCAAAGGTTGAATCTGAGAGCTTAACGCATCAAACTCAGCTTTTTGCTTATCATACATAGATTGAAACTTTCTACTTTCTTGTTCCCAATCAGTAGCATAATCAATCTGTTCTTCATTTCCTTCAGCAGTTATTTCGCTTGGAGTCCTATATTGTTCTTGCTTTGACTCTTCAGCTACTTGTTCTTGTGGTTCATTAGATACAACTTCAACATCTGGCATAGTAACGTCCAAACCTTTTCTGTCTTGTACTAATTTATCCTCGTAAGTATTTCCTACTTTTTCTGTTGTTTGGTTTTCCATTTTATTCCTTTCTGAATCTTCTTACTCTAACTTTGGCAATACCTTTCGATATCCTAGGTAAGACTTGACTCTATATTGTTAACCTTCAACGCCTTCTTCGGCACCCAATATGCCTTGTTCTTGCCTTTGTCCGAATCTAGCCTGCAAATCAGCTTTGTCAATTACATTTTCCAACCTATTGAGATTTTTTCTTTCTTTTTCTTTTAGTTCACCCATTACACTATCTAATCCGCTTTTGAACTTTTGAGTGATGGTTTGTTTTCTAGCGTTAATCATTTCACGCTCAGAAGTTTGTAAATCACCACGCAACTTTTTAACCTCTTGTTCAAGTTGTTTAATGTATGACTGCATCTGATTCATAGTACCTTTTCGTTGCAGAACACCTTCTTTGTCGTAGATTTCAGTTTTCTTTAAAACCTCGACATCATCTACCAAGCCCAACTTGTAAGCATCTAAATACATATTGTACTCAGCCATCTTATTTGATGGTAATGTTGAACCTGATACTATCCGAATATCGTGCTGACCTAATGATATATCATTATCTATAGACTGCAATTCTTTAGACTTATCATCGTAAAGTCTGTTATTTACAGTAAACTCTGTAATGTCATTATTAGGTTGCACTATTCTAAAAGTCTTTTTAAAACTATAATGTCCTTTAGCAAAGTTATAAACACATCTACCAAGAACATCTAAGCTTCCCTCTATATCCCTTAATTTAGATCTTCCTCTTGATTCTCCCATTTCTTGCAACAAGTATGTACCCCTAGCTGTATCAGCAGCACCACTTCTAAATCCTTGTAACAACTCTGGTATACCAAAATTTAAATCTATATAATTTTCTACTCTACTAATTAATGCATAGAACTCAGAAGATAAAGCTTGGGGTGCTGGATAATGAGGTTCTCCAAACTCTGGATTAAACTCAATAACAGCATTAGGGTTTGCCCAATCTCTTTCTAGCTGACCAATATCATCAACACTACCTTCTGGAACTAAAAGTTTTAAACCAGCAGAAGCTTGTGCATGACTTAAAGTTAAAGAAAATAATTTATTAATTAGTCTTTGAGAATCCTTAACCTTATTTACATCGGACTTTGGATAAGGAGTGTTTGTCCAAATATTTGGGACTGGTATAATAGGGTATATATCAGTATTTAGCACTTGTTCATAAAGCAGTATTTGTCCAACTGTAGCCACATGTTTTATACGAGTTTGCATAACCTCGACTGCTTCAACCAGTCCCGATTCTATCAAATGAGAGTTTTCAGACAGAATCTTTTGAAAAGAATCTAAATCAACTATCTTTTCTTCTTGTGTTTCCTTATTAAATAATCTATAAAAAGGAACTTTAATTTTTTCAAATCTTTCTAGTATTTTATATTTTTCATATCCATCAGCATCATAATCTTTAACTACATCAGGAGTAAAAGAGGATGAAGAGTTTTTTCTTTTAGATGTAGGATAATCTTCTTCATCTGTTGAGCTATCAATACTATCAATAATTTCTTCTAGCTTTGGATATAATCCTAATAACTGATCTTTTGTAAGTATAGTAGAAAGGACTATAGCTGATGCATCAGCATAATGTCTATCTCTAGATGCTGGGTCTACATAAACACGAAAAGGGCTAACACCAGTAATCTTAACATCCCCTCTACCAAAATCTGATTCTGGGTCAACATAAACATAAAAGTATCCTATGCCAGATACTGAATAATCATGAACAACTTGTTTAAAATGTGTATTGCAGTTTGATATATCCCAAATGTATTCTAATATAGTTCGCCAAACATTTGATAATTTATAATCAGAATCTTCTCTGGCAACTGCAGTAAACTTTGGATTTCTTGATGTTAGTAAAGATTTTAACTTATCTACAGCAGCATAAACTCTATCTATAATAAAATCACCTTGACCAACAGATTGAAGCATTTCTGATTCTTCTGATGAATAGTGATTTCCTAAAACAAAATCTATAGCATCTCTGGCTTCTGTATCCCAGTTTGCTCTAGCGTCTCTATACCTTCTAAATAAGTCTCTATTTCGCTGTGCTTCTTCATGCTCAGCAAATGTTTCTACGTAGTTAATAGTCGGACTCCTAAATGTATATTATATAATATAATACGTTTTATGTCTTTTGTCAAGTATTTTTTTATCTTCTTTGCCCAGTAATCCAACTTCTTAGTACAGATTTTTGTTTTTTCTTTCGACTATTATTATTATCTGCTTGAAAATTATCAGAGTTAAAACTTTTACTTAAAGGTGCTCTAGCGTTTACAATAGAATACCAAAGACCATCTAACAAGTCATCATTCTTTCCTTTTGGAAAATGAAACATTTCATCCACTAACTCTTGATGTATTTTTCTATGAAACAGTTTACCACGATTTACAATAGGACAAAGTGTAGATTCTATCCTATCTTCTTTTTTAATACCATGAGGTGGTCTAACTCCCCTAGCTATTCCAGGTGTCATCTTTCTATCAAACCCACTCATATTGTTTACAGAGTCTTTAATAATACCTTGAGCACCTACGTGCTCTACATTAACTCTTCTAACTGGATTATATTGTTTTGCGATCTCAAATATTTTTTGTGGCATTTCATACAAGGGTAAATGATCGTGATAATATTCTAATATATAATAATTTTTCTCACTATCAATAGCTGTAACCATAATAACTTGGTAGTCATTGTTTGCATTGGCTTCGTATGCTAAATCCACACCCATGTAAACATTTACTGGTATAACTTTATCTTTTGATTTTATATAAGCTTGGTTAGAGTTAGATACAAACTCATAATCATGATGCTGTAGCTTATCAATCTTAAATTTAGCAGTAGCTAAATCTCTAGCATCATTCATATACTCTTGTGCAAACTTATGTAACTGACCTACGTTTTCATAGTCTTTACGTATTTGATTTATTTTTTCTTTAGTAAAGTAAGACTCCCACAAAGGCTTACCATCTTCTAACACTCTATGAAATATAACATCCCAAGTATAAGATTCGTTTTTTTCCTGGGCTTCAAGATATCCATCGTATATAGCCTGCAATGCTGAATCGTAATGTACGATAGTGCCAATTAACCAAATGGATCCCTCGTTGCCCTTAGACTCCTCTAAAGATGGATAGACAGTTGACATCAACCATTCTTTAATCTCTCTTCTTCTATCTGGTGTTTTTGTATTTAACTCAGATTCAAAGTCATCAAGAATAATATTTGTATATCTAGTACCTAACTCAGATCGACCACGCAATCTTTGACTAGTACCTTTTGCTATAACTCTATCTCCACGACTAGTTGTTATTTCTTTTTCAGTCCACTTGTCTCCAACCATATCGCCAAAGTAATAATGCAAAGCACTATTAAATTCAATATGATTTTTAATATATTTTAAATGATCAACAGCTTGCCCTTGTTCTTCTGATACCCAAGCAGCAAATTCTTTTTTACCTTGTGGGTTAAAATATATTTTATGAAGCAATGCAGCTTTAGCCATAGTAGATTTGGAATGACCTCTGGGTAAAACAACACAAAGCTTTCTAAGGCTTCTATCAAGCAACTTATTACCAACCTCATAATGAAAAGGTGCTGGTGTACTTTTCATAAAATCTTCTGGAAGAAACAGTTGACCAAAAGCTATAAGATCTTTTGATACTAAATTAAGAACTCTTTCTTTTTCAGAAAGACCACTTGAGTTTATATTAAAATTATCTATTGTACCAGTCTCCACTTTCTATCACTCTAAATGAATTACTACGTTGCAACATCTCATCCCCAGCAACATATATCCAAACATTTTCTGTAGAACCATTATCCATTTCTACATCTGTTTTAACTCTTCTATACAAACCAGAACTAATACCTTCATACATATCGTACCTCATTAGCTCTTCAAATGTAACATCATGTACTTCAACAACTGTTCCTTTGCCTTTGTCATTTTGTATTACAGCTGGAAAGTTT